CTTCATGCAGATGGCTTCTGATCGTGCAGCGTATCGTTTGCGTGATCAGTATGACCAAGATGTCTTGGGTTACTTGTCTGGTTTCTCACAGTCTGCAAAGCATGTGAATCCTGATACAGCTCGTACAGCAGCCGCTGGTACTAAGGCAGTTACTGCCGCTGGTGCTGATGAGTTGTTGGCTACTATGAAGCTGAAAAAAGGTAGCTTTGGTAACATCACTACAGCTTCTGCTGGTGAGCATTCCATTCCTTTGGCTCCCCGTCTGCCCGGTGCAACTGCACTGCCTACAGATGTGGCATCACCTTTGATGGTTGTGTCTCGTATGGGCCGCTTGTTGGATCAACAGTTTGTTGACTCCGCTGGTCGCTGGTTGGTGGTCGATCCCGTGTTCATTGAACTGTTGAAGGATGAAGACAGCCGTTTGTTGAATGGTGACTTTGGTGGTTCTGGTTTGCAGAACGGCTTGGTCATTAACAACTTGCATGGCTTCCGCATCTATGTTTCTAACAACCTGCCAAAAATTGGTACTGGTCCCGGCACTACAGGTACGGCTAACCAGAACTCCAACTACGGTGTGATTGTTGGTGGTCATGACTCTGCTGTTGCAACTGCTCAGCAAATCACTAAGACTGAAACATATCGTGATCCAGACAGCTTCGCTGACATCGTGCGTGGTATGCATCTTTATGGTCGCAAAATCTTGCGTCCTGAAGGCATCGTCACTGCTAAATACAACGCTGCTTAAGGAGAACGATAATGGCAACTGTTACAACTTTGGCTGGTTCAGCCTCCGCTGGTCGCACCGCTGGTGCTGTCCCTTACTTGGTCGATGTTACTATTGACTTCGCTGCTGCAGCTACAGCTAAAGGCTCTGCCTTGGCTGCTGCTGACATTATCGAATGCATCAATGTACCCGCCAATACTCTCATCTTGAATGCTGGTCTTGAAGTTATCACCGTCTTGGGTGGTGAGTCAAACGATACCACTTTCGATTTGGGCGTGACTACTACTGAGCCTGACAACTTCGTTGATGGCTTTGATGCTGACGCTGCTGCTGCTGGTGCTTACGCACAAAACGCTGCTGCTTATCAGCCTTTGGTGATTGGTGCTGCTGACACTATCGACTTGTTGATCGCAACTGCTACTACTGCTCCCACCTCTGGTGAAGTGCGTGTATGGGCTGTGTTGATGAACATCGATGGTCGCCCAGCTCGTGCTACTGCTGACCGTGAGCAACTGGCTTAATAGCTAGTTGATATAGGGAGGGGCGTAATTGCCTCTCCCTTTTATTGTTTAAAAAATATGTCTACATACATTTCTTTAACGAATGAATTGCTACGAAGAATGGGTGAAGTCACTTTAGACTCCACTGAATTCGATGGGGCTAGAAACATCCAAGCTCTAGCCAAGAATGCTATCAATTCATCCATTAGAGAATTGATGCACTCTGCACAAGAATGGCCTTTTGCTTTAGCTACCCAGACACAGACACTAACTGTTGGTACAGGTACATATAGTTTTCCTTCTGATACATCCACTGTAGACTGGGATTCTTTTTATTTAAAGAGACTTTCTGCAGCTAACAATCAACCTTCCCGTCTTGCTGTTCTTACTTACACTGACTACCTAAACAACCATCGTCCTCAAGAGGACACTAATGGTACTGGTGGTTATGGTCCTACGATTGCTGTTTATCAAACACAAGAGTCTAAGTTTGGTGCTACTCCTATTCCAGATCAGGCATATCAGATTGAATATAAGTATTGGTCTTTTCCTGCTGACTTAGTTGTAGCTACTGATGTAGCTATTATTCCAGACAGATTTACCAATGTATTAATTGATGGTGCTATGTTCTACATGCTAATGTTCAGATCTAATGAACAAGGTGCAGCAGTGTATAAAGAAAAGTTTGATACTGGTATTAGAGCGATGAGAAGACTGTTGTTGGATGAGCCTTTGTATATGAGTTCTACAGCAGCTATTAGCCCATCATTTCATCCTAGAGTGTTTTAATGGCAGATAGAATTAATGGCTACAAGGTTAATTGCGCTGGTGGTCTAGACACTAACAGGGATGTGTTGTCTCAGAGTGAGGCAGCACCCGGTAGTGCTATCCAGCTTATTAACTATGAGCCATCTATTTTTGGTGGATATAGACGTATTAGTGGATATGCTAATATCTATGGAACAGTGTCAGGTATTGGTAATGTTCTAGGTGTAGCTGTAGCAGATTCTATCAACGACAATATCTTTGCTTGCCGTAAGCCTTCAGCAGGTACAAACTATTTTTATAAGTGGGTAGCTAGTAGTTCTAGTTGGTCTGCCATCACAACTCCCGGCTCCATTACTATGGTGGGAGTAAAGAAGGTTAGGTTTCTTCGTTACAACTGGGGCAGTCCTAAGGTTATTCTTACTGATGGTATCAATCCAGCAGCAACTTATGATGGAACAACTTATACACAAATTACGGATTCCAATGCTCCCAATAGTCCTAAGTATTCTGCTACCTTTAAGAATCATTTATTCTTAGCTGGTGATATAACAGATCCTTACAACTTATATATTTCTTCTCCTTTGGCAGAGACAAACTTTAACCCAGCAAATGGTGCTGCGGTTATTAATGTAGGCTTTGAGATTGTTCAGATTAAACAGTTTAGAGATACGCTGTACATCTTCGGTAAGAATTCAATTAAGGCTCTTACAGGAACAAATGTTGCAGACTTTGTTGTTTCTGAAATCACAACAAACTTAGGTTGCTTAGTTCCAGATAGTGTGATAGAACTGGCAGGTACATTGTTATTCTTAGGTCCAGACGGATTCCGTCCTATTGCTGGTACGGCTAAGATTGGTGACGTTGAGCTTGAAACTGTTTCTAAGAAGATTCAATCAGTTGCTTCTGATTTGTTGGTTGACTTGGCTTCTGGTAATACAGACCCAGAGACTCTCTCTGCTGTTGTGCTTAGAAAGAAATCTCAGTTTAGATTGTTGACACCAAGCGAAGGTATCTTTGGAATTATTGGTGGATTGAGACAGACAGACAGTGGTATCACTTATGAGTATGGCTTGCTGTATAACATGATTGTTACATGTGCTTCAAGTGGTTATGTTGGCTCTGATGAAATTGTTATTCATGGAGATGAGACAGGTAAGGTATATAAGCAGGAGAGTGGTACATCCTTTGGGGGTACAGACATCCTAAGCGTATATCAAACACCTTATTATTATTTCCAAGATCCTACAATTCGTAAGAACTTCTATAGCATTAATACATTCTTAAGAAGTGAAGGAACAGCTAACATTGTGTTCTCTGTTTCTTATGACTTTGAAGACAGTATTAATGTGTATAACCCAGCCAACTTTAACATCAACACAACTGGCTCAGCTTCCTATTACAACGAAGCCATTTACGATAGTACAGCCATCTATGATGGTAATCCTTCACCAGTAGTGAAGACACCGTTTACAGGCTCTGGTTTTTCCATTGCCTTTAAATATGTTACGAATGATCAGAACGCTAGTCATACGATTCAGGGATTGGTCTTGAATTATTCAATGAATGATAGGCGCTAAGGAGAACTACCTTGACAGGTTATGTAAGACAATCAGCAGCAGACATTGTAGCAACAGAGGTTATTAGGGCTACGCCTATTAATAACGAACTGAATGCTATTCGTAATGCTTTCAGTGCTTCGACAGGACACAGACATGATGGTACAGCAGCCGAAGGTACTTCTGTTCCTGTCATTGGTGACTTAGACTTTAACAATAAGATTGCTGTAGACACTACCAATAATAGACATGGTGTGTTTGTTGAGGTGAGTGGTAGTCCAGTAGAACAAATTCGTTTTGTTGATGGAGCAATCTTACCAGTAACAAACAATGACATTGACTTTGGTTCTAGTTCTTTTAGATTTAAAGATGGATATGCAGCAGGTACTTTTGTATTTGGTGGTGTTGTTATTACCAGTGCTGACATTAACGGTGGCACTATTGATGGAACAGTTATTGGTGCTTCTTCTGCAGCAGCCGCTACAGTTACTAACTTAACAGTTAATACAGGAGCAGTCATTGCTTCTGCTGATATTAATGCAGGTACTATTGATGGTACTGTTATTGGTGGTAGTGCTGCACAAGCAATTACAGGCACTACAGTTACTGCCACTACAGGTTTTGTTGGTGGCCTCACTGGTGCTGTCACTGGCAATACAGCAGGTACACATACAGGAGCTGTTGTTGGTAATGTTACAGGCAACTTAACTGGTAATGTTACAGCCTCTACAGGCACATCAACATTTAACGATGTCACCATCAATGGTGGATTGAACATGGATGCTGGCACTGCTGCCACCATCACCAACTTAACATCTCCTACAAATGCTGGTGATGCAGCCACCAAAGGTTATGTTGATACTTCTATCAGCAACTTGGTTGCTTCTGCTCCCGGAGTGTTAGACACTCTAGATGAATTGGCTGCTGCTTTAGGTGATGATGCCAACTTTGCCACCACAGTAACAAACTCCATTGCCACTAAGCTAGCTCTTGCTGGTGGCACTATGAGTGGTGCTATTGCTATGGGTACTTCTAAGATTACAGGTCTTGGCAATCCCACAGCAAACCAAGACGCAGCAACTAAGACTTATGTAGACACTGCTGATGCATTAAATCTTGCTAAGGCTGGTGGCACAATGTCTGGTGCTATTGCAATGGGTACTAATAAGATCACTGGTTTAGGTGATCCTACAAATGCTCAAGACGCAACCACTAAAAATTACATTGATACATTGTTTGGTAGCACAACAACCGCTGCAAATTCTGCAGCCACTGCCACCACTCAAGCGGGTATAGCCACTACACAAGCAGGTATTGCTACCAATCAAGCAACCATTGCTACTACACAAGCAGGTATTGCTACCACGCAAGCTGGCCTAGCTGCTGCTTCTTATGATGCTTTTGATGATCGTTATCTAGGTAGCAAGACTTCTGCACCTACACTTGATAATGATAGTAATGCTTTATTAACTGGTGCTCTATATTGGAATTCTGTTTCTAACATCATGTATGTGTACACAGGTTCTTCTTGGGTTGCTGCTGGCTCAGCAGTTAATGGAACCTCTGAAAGAACTGTATACACAGCTACAGGTGGACAGACAACTTTCTCAGCTACATATGATGCTGGATATGTTGATGTATATTTGAACGGTGTTAAACTTGTTGTTAGTTCAGACTTCACAGCAACAGACGGTCTTAATGTTGTGTTAGCTTCAGGTGCTGTGTCTGGGGACATTGTAGACATTGTTGCTTATGCTGCATTTGAGCTGGCTAATGTGTATACACAGACACAATCTGATGCTAGGTTTTTAAGAGTTTCTAATAATTTATCTGATCTTAATAGTGCTTCCACTGCTAGAACAAACTTAGGTTTGGCAACTGTGGCATCTACAGGATCTTATAATGATTTGTCTAATACACCAGCGGGTTTCACCACTGGTAAAGCCATTGCTATGGCTATCGTTTTTGGAGGATAAAAAATGGCTGCCCCTAACATTGTCAATGTTGCAACAATTACAGCAAAGACTACCTACGCTACACCGTCTAATACATCAGCAACTGTATTACTTGCTAACACTACTAGTTCTAATAAAGTGTTTAAAGTGAAT